ATGTGAAACCTTTCAGGTTTCTAAAAAGAATCCCTTTGGGATTCAATGTGAAACCTTTCAGGTTTCTAAAAAGAATCCCTTTGGGATTCAATGTGAAACATGAGCGGGAGCGAAGCTTTTCTAAAACTCGTTAACCAGTTTAAAAATAAATTTTATTTATTATGTGAAACTAACAAAAAAAAGTATAATAATGAATAAGGATATCAAATTTATCGTTATAAGTGGTAATATCGGATCTGGTAAAAGTAAATTTTTAGATTCTCTTCGTAAACGTTCAAAGGTTGTAATAATAAAAGAACCATTAGATGAGTTCGAATGTGTTGAAACAGAATTTGGCACTTTTACGCCTTTAGAAAACTTTTATGAAGACATGAAAAATGAAGCATTTAAGTTTCAATTGTATGTTATTCTGAAAATGAATGAATGTATTAATAAATCTATCAAAGAAAATCCAAATTGTAAGTTCTTTGTAATAGAAAGATCTTCATCAGAATCAGTTTACATATTTTCTAAGAACTTATACAATAATGGCTACATTTCAAATTTTGAGATGTATTTGTTGAAATCGTTTCATAAGAAGATAAACATTTCTACTAACCTAGTTGAGATATTATTAGATGTTGGTCCTGAAATTTGTTTTCAAAGGATACAACAAAGAATTACAGAAACTAATAAACCTGAAGACAAACTGATTTCTTTAGAATATCTTAAACAATTAGACAAATTGTATAAAGATAGACAAAAATTTAAGAATATGATAATTTTTAATGGAGAAAATGATATAGAAGAATTATTAGATCAGTTTATGATTATGTTTAAAAACGATTTGTAGAAACATTCGTTTTTCTTAATCTCTCATCATTTTTTTTCATTCTTTCTTTTTCTTCTTTTTCCTCTTTTTCTTTTAGGATTCGGATTCTTTCTTTTTCTTTGTCCCACTTCTTTCTTTGGAATATTTTATATTCACGATCATATTGAAGTTGGAGAATTCTGTTCTCCATTTTTTTTTCTTCCCATTCTCGGGCCTCCAAATCGTCATAATATTTGGTCATATATCTGGCAAAGTCTCTAGAATTGTGGATCTTATATTTAGAAGACTGACAGTTTCCATGGAATATTTCCACTTCAAACATTTCTTCAATGTTCTTCAGATTCTTCAGAAAGAAGTTGTATATAAAAATAAATTTTGTTTAAAAAATGAATAATCTTTGTCCGATATCTACAGATGCTAAAACTACTAAAACTGTTAAACCATGCTATCCTCCAATATTTTCCTCAAAAATCTCAAAATATTTAAAAGTTAGTGAAGCTTATGGTACTAATATTAAAATGATGTGAAGAACAAAGCTGGGACACCCGAGGGGCACCCGCTCTCCGCTCTCCGCTTTCTAAAAACACGTAATAAAATGGAACATGATTGTGAACTCTTAAAATGGTTTCTAATCATGTTAATCGTGTTGAATATAGTTTTTATATGTTTAAACTTTTATGCTAACAAAGAATACTTTGTTTTAGATTCTGATACTGTTTATCTGAATGAAGTAAAAAAAAAGGTTTATTTGATTGATCCATCTTTTGCAAATATACCAATTCTACCAGGAAATGAGAGTGTTACGGTAAATAAGAAGGACGTGTTTATATGTTTAAAAGATCCAATAACCTTACAATATTATTCTCAAGATGTGTTGGTTTATGTTTTATTACATGAAATCTCTCACGTTTTGTCAAAAAGTTACTCTTTAAACAAACATAATGAGGAATTCAGTAAGAACTTTAACATTTTGTTGAATAAGGCAATTTCAATTGGTATAATGTCACCGAACATCAATATTCCTAGTAATTATTGCAGTCTGAACAAGACGGCAACTATAAAAAGTTTCATAAAAAAATGGTTTTAACTTAAGTAGATCATATAAAGCAAATTATTTTTAACTTTTCTAAATAAATGAAAAAATCTTTGATAAACAAGCTAAAAAAATTAAAAGACACAATACGTATTGATGAGAATGTAGATGTACCTAAATGTAGAGATTGTGGGGGTACTTTAATCATTCAACCAAGACAAACTAGGTGTGCAGATGAAGGGATGACGGTATTTTATTTGTGTAAAAAGTGTCCTAAGACGTTTAAAATATAAAGTTTAACACTCTATTGATGATACCGATCTTTTTTGATCTATTTTTAGTTCGTTCAAAATCTTCAGTTTTCTTAATATATGACCTTCTATGTATTCCTATATTTTTCATATATGATAAATATTCATTCTCAGTTAAAAATTCCATCATTTTAGGATTTTTATTATCATTATCATGACGAAATTTGCTTCCACAGATACATATAATGGTATTGCATCCTCCGTTATGTTCAATAATGATGTTGCATTTAGGACATCTAAACATATGAGAGTCTAAATATTCAACAGATAACAATTCCTCAATTTCACAAAATCCAATATGCTTCTTTTTTTCACAATTGATACATACTTTCATTTTACAAACGTTACAAACGTTATTAATCAACCGTCCTTTACAAAGAATTGAAGGACAAAAAGATGAATTTGTTGTAAAACGTAAGTTTTTTAATCTGTGTTGAAAAAAGTCTCGAATAAAAGTTTTACTTATCTTTTTGTTACAAGTTACACATTTTGGATCATATGTTTTCTTACCCAAGTAATTATCTAAACATTTTTGACAATATGAGTGTTCACATATAAGTGTTATCTGTGGTAAATAGTATCCCCGACAGATCGAACAATTCATGTCGAAGAGTATATTAAACAATTTTATGATGTTTTTATTAAATTTTGGTATCATTTTTTCACCAAGGTTAACATTCTGGTTTTCTTTTTATTACGATCTGATACTTTTGAATGAATGATTTTACGATCTTCAATCCTTTTAATTATTTCAAGTTCTTTAATCCTTTTAATTATTTCAAGTTCTGCATTCTTTTTAATCATTTCAAGTTCTTCATTCCTTTTAATCATTTCAAGTTCTGCATTCTTTTTAATCATTTCAAGTTCTGCATTCCTTTTAATCATTTCAAGTTCTTCATTCCTTTTACGTTCTTCAATCTTTTTATTCATTTCAGATGCAACCGTTTTTAGATGTAATTTGTAATCATTTTCATCAAGATTATTAAATATTCGTTTAAGACCTCTTTTATCAACATGTTTAAATTCATTTCCACAAATACATGTAATTAACTCACATCCTCCATTATGTTCAATTATTGTTTTACATTTAGAACATTTAATCATTTCGACTTTTATATACTGAGTTGACAATATTTCTTCTTCTTTACAAGAACCTTTATGTTTTAACTGATTACATTTTATACATATTTTTATTTTACAAACATTACAACATTGATCAAATAAAACTCCTTCACAATTTGTTAAAGGACAATCAGTATGTGAATTAAAACGTAAAATATTCGACATATGAGGTAATTTTTTTTTAACAAAGCTAAAACTTATCCTTTCGGTACATAATGCACATTGTGGGAGATTTTTGTGTTCTGACAAGTAGATTGATATACAATCTACACAAAATGTGTGATTACAATTTAGTTCAATAATTGGGGATTCCTCATTCACTTCAAAACAGATTAAACATTCCATTCTTATCGTATAATAAGTACTTTCTGATTGTTTTTTCTAAATTTTGATAAAAAATATAAAACATAATAAAAAAGTAATGTCTTCAATACTTTTACAACTTACATTAAAGGACCGTATGGAATATTGTGCAACCTTGAAAAGATGTACCTACCCAATGATAGATAAAAAAACATTTCCAGCCTATATACATAAACTAGAATGTAGTCCTATTCTAGGAGAATATAACAAACACGTATGCGATTTCTTCAAATCACAGTTATATTTTAAGGTTACTCCTTTAATAACTCCTAACTCAATATATTCTATGACAGCAGATGCATTAACCAAATTCAGATGTCCAAACTTTTTGTTTCCATTTTATTCCTTCGTTTATGATATCACAGATGAAAACATATTATGTAACGAATACTTTTTTACTAAACCTTGTCAAATGACATTATACGAATTATACGAAGGATATCTAACAGATTCTGCTCTATCACACATAATAAAGCTTAAAGATGATGAAATATTTACTTCTATTATGTCTCAGATTTTGATGGCAATTCATTGTTTGCAACATAATTATTTGATGAACCATAATAATATCTGTGCAGAAAACATTTTGTTATCATTTTGTTATAGACCTGATGAAAGATTAAAGACAGAAAAAGACAATAAAGATGAGTTTTGGGAATATATCGTGTACGATGAAAAATATTATGTCAAGAACACTGGTATAATAGTACACCTAGCTAATTTCGAACATGCTGTATCATATCATCCACGATATTCTCAACATCTATTAGGAGAAAGAAACTTCTTTTTGAATAGTAAATCTAAATTATACCCGTTTCAAACTGCTTATAAATTAGACGATTGTGGATGTTTGTGTCCAAATAATCTCTTTTACATTTTTACTGATAATGATGGTAAAGATATCGAAACAACGAGAAACATTTTTAAACTAGGATCCGATCATCATATGGTAAACTTGTGTACTTATAAAGGTAAAGATCGTAATTTCGTAGTAGATGAGTTTAATCTAGAATGTGAAGCGTTTCCTCCTATGGAGTTTTCATTTGACATCCAAGACTTTATAAACATGATACTTGGAGGAGAAAAATCTATAATGCCTGGATCGCATAGTAAATGGAACATTCCAGAAAGTTGGATTCCAATTCTTACTGAATATAAAAACCATAAAAAGGGATACTGGAATCGAATTTGGGTATCAGGAAATGCTCATCTCTTATTGGCCGGGCTATTAATAAGACAAATTGGGAAAGAGAATAATCTTTTAAGCCGTTATCATGTAGAAGGTAAAAACTTAGAACAATTTAAAAGCAGCAGAAAAATACTCGAAACGTATACAGTATCAAAAAGATTAGATGTAGTTGATGTGAAGGACGTAAAAGAAGAAACTGGTGAACAGATGAAAGGTGTAGGAAAAATAATGGCAGATGCTGGAGGATCTAATAAAGTCAAAAACAATCCAAACTACAATGGAAACCTTTATATGAGTTTGAATTGTTAATTTCAATATGAATTCCGAAGGAGAGCGGAGCTCGGGTTCCCCTCGAGTAACCCTCGGGTTTCTTTTTCTATTTTAAACTGATATCAATATAAATACACAATGAATGAAAAACAAATTGATAAGTTTGTTTATTCAAAGGATGGATACAAGTTATATGCTGGAGGTGTATTATTTTACGATCAAAATGGTATTTGGATAATAAAAGAATACTTTAGAGACAATTATCGTTTTTCAGATATAGGTGGTAAATACTCTTTTGAAGATTGTAACATATATTCAACAATATCAAGAGAGTTTTGTGAAGAAACGTATTATTCGTTTCCATTTACATATTTCAAACTTATAGAGTTATTGAGAGATAATAAATGTGAAGAAGTCTATATATGTTCAGATTCTCAAAACAATCCAACTTACTTATCACTGTTAATCGATGTTAAAGACATTAATTTTGAACTATCAGCTCAAGAATTTAATATGTCTAGAAATAAGGTAATAAACGAAAATCCTAAAATTCCTGTTAGACATTATTCATCTTTTGAATTGTTTTATTTGAAATTTGAAGATGTTGAAAAATATAAGATTTTTTTCAATTTTAGATTGAAACAACTTTTTAATAGAACAAAGTTTTTAAGGAAACATTTGATAAAAACACAAAAAATAAATGATCCGTTAAAAGGTGATGTAGAAACTCATTTATAACGTTTCACGTTTCATATTCAACATATTGTAATCTATAAGACGGTTTTCGTATAAAGGTTTATATTTTATTGTTAAACTTGATTGGGAATCTGAATTCTTTATACTGATTGCACCATATTGTTTCTCATATGTGAATCCTTCAGGAAACACCTTATTGAGAATTTTGTCTAATTTGATCATATCATATTGACCATTCGATTCTATCAAAATTATTTTAGATGTGAACGATATTACTGAGGTATACTTGCCGGAGGGGCACCCGAGGAGCACCCGAGGAGCACCCGAGCGAAGCTCTTCTTTCCATTTTATGAGTCTACTTTCCAAATCTGAAGCAAATAAGTCAACATTTTTAACTCTGATATCACATTTAGACTTACAAAAACATAAACTCGAAATTGATTGCATCATATCAGAATCAGAATAAGATGTAAATGTGTTAAAAGTTACATTTTGATCATCCTTTATCAAAAAATTAAAAAGTTTCATTCCTATATCATTATCACTTATTTTTTCTTTGGCTTCATTTGAACAATTACGAATAGTAAGAATCGATGCTTTGGGTAAATTTAAAGATAGGAAGTAGTCTAATGTCTCTTTGGATGTAATTTTTAGATTTTGTATTTTTAATTCGTTATATTTCAGTTTACAATCTAATATTTGTTTAATGAAATCGGTTTTTTCAGTAAAACCGTAAATGTTTAATCGTTGAAAAGAAATGAACTTCAATAACCTTAAATTATCAAACTTTATCAGATTATATTTACCGTTTTTAATATATGTATTTTTGGCACCTAAAATTAAACTATGAAACATATTACGATTAATATGACATTGTTTAGTATTTTCTATTATTTTGTTAAATTTTCTTGATATCAGTTTAAACTCGATTAATTCTAATCCAGTAAAATATGATAGAATATGTTCCAATATGTCCAGCGGAAGATTATTCAACATCTTTGGAACATAAAAAACGATGAACTATAAAAAAATTTTTTTATTTTGGTTATACTCTAAAATTGGAGCAGATGCGAAGAATCATGAGTATTCAATGTGAAGAGCGAATAGCAGAGCTCGGGTACCCCTCGGGTAACCCTCGAGAGGGAGCCTTTGGGATTCAATATAGAAACGACTATTTGTACAAATTGCTTCAACATTTTGATTATTTCGTTCTGAAAGAGTTTAGAAAGAGTTGTAAGAATGTTAATAGTATTTGTAATAGTTTAGAAAATGTGGGATTATATCCAAAAATTGAGTGTAAACGTTTAGAAATAATAATAACTTATACAAATGTTGATGTAGAAATAATACGCGACCATACTCCGTCTATAGAATACAAATTCATTAAAAAAATATCAAAGATAAATGATGTTAAACCTAGGAAAGTTTACATAATATTTTGGGATAACACTAAAAAATGGCATAATTTGAAAAATATATTAGACAATATCAACTCAACACGAATATATTTTATATACGGAGCACATAATTATAAAGAGTTAAAAGAATCAGATTTAGACACTTTTTGTATAGATTTGGATGAATTAACCAAAGAAGAAAATATAGAACGAATATACAAACTATTTAATATTTTGAGTTCACAAAGATGTATAGAAGATTTATTACAATTCTTCGTTGAAAAGGGATTTGATATAAAAAAGGAGAAAGAAAAACTCTTAATTATGTCATTATCAAACGGATATAATCGGATATCCCTTCAATTATTGTTAAACTTTGATTTTGATAAATCTTTTACTTATTCTTCAGTTGATAAATATATAACAAAAGATGTTTTAGAAATGTTAAATCAAAAAAAGATACTAAATTATGAAGTTATGTTAAAAACAGTTTTACGTACGAACAGATTATCAGTTATAACCTATTTGATAAAAAAAATCGACGTCAATAGACAACTGATTGACAATAAGTCTATCTTATATTACGCAATATATGAAAAATCAAGTATATCGATTATTCGTTTATTAATTGTTAGAGGAGCAGATGTTAATTATACAAATGGTATGTCGATACTATACAGAGCTTATACTATCTTTAATGTTGATAAACCTATTTTAGAACTTTTGATACAAAAAGGAGCTGATGTTAATTTTGTATACAATGGTAATTCGATTTTATTTTCTGCGATCAATTTAGCACATAATCTAAAACCATTAGTAAACAATGGAGCTGATGTCAATTTTGTATGTGATGGCAAGTCTGTTTTGTATAGAGTCTTAGAAAGTTATTATTATGGTTATGATGATATAAACTTTTTGATACAAAAAGGAGCAAATGTTAATTTTGTATACAATGATATACCGATTTTATATTTATCATTTAAACGTACACTGTACGAAGATTTCATAAAGCTGTTTTTAGATAACAAACTTCAAATTGACAGTGTTGAATACAAAACACATGATGTGTTAATGTATGTGATGGATTCTGATTTAAGATACAAAACAAAAATATTTAATTTTTTGATTCAAAATGGTGCAAATGTTAATGTTAAAAATAATAAAGGAGAAACGTTACTAAAGAAAGCAAACGATCAAAACGAAAATATGATAAAAAATCTATTAAAATTTGGTGCCATTGAATAACCTTCAATCTTTTAATCCAATCAACAATGAAGATAATTTTTTTTTAATTACTTTAATAGCTGACAATATGATGTGTTTTGATTCTAAACTACCATCAGATAATACTGTAAAATTGTATTCTACGGTTTCTGGAGACGTCTCCACATAATAATATGGAACAGATGTTGTACTAGACCATTTGGCGTGGTCTTTTCCTATTCCTTTTACAGCGTAACATTTAAACACTATTTCTTGTCCTTTTTTCAATTTTATTATAGGCATGTCATCAGATATGAATTCATTATTACTTTTGATTGTTGTTTTTACTCTAGAATCGTTACTAATTAGATCAGATGTGGTAACTGTCATTGTTTCGTTTGTATCACATTTTTTTGATAAATACATTTCAACAGAACAATCAGTACAAAAACTATAACATTGACAATCTTGAGTATATTTTATAGTTTCAATAACATCATCACATTTTAAAGGTAATAACCCAATTCTATGTGCTATGTATTCATCGTTAAAAACTGAACTGTTTTTGGTAATCTCTACATAATCAAACGCTAATTTTGGCACTTCAGAAATTATTACTCTACGAAGTGCATTAGCAACACTCAAAGTTATATTAGTCAACGAAAATTCTATTTCATTTTCCGATTTGGATTTTATATATAGCTTGGCCATTTTGAATAGAATCTAAAGATCAATCAGAAATAAATTAAATCCCGTTTAATATGTCTATAAACTCTAATAGTAGTTTCCTATTCACATTGATCCCCGAAGTGTTTGGACTATCTGTGTTAAAATCACACCAAAACTGTTCGTCTCTACAAAAATGTTTAGATATGCATAAAAACGGATTATACGATAAAATGATTTTATCATTTCTAAATGATGTGTATAGTTTGTGTAACATATCTTCACATTCTGGTTCACAGGCTGGAAAAACCCCACATTCATATATAACCCCCTTACAAAAGATTAAAATGAGGTAAAAAGTTAGTTCAAAATAGGCGTATTTACCTATGAAAAAATCCATTTTAGAAGAAATAAGTTTCAGTTTTGGATTCAAATATTTTATTTTTGTTTTAATCTGATCAAAATCATTTTTGTCTAAAAAATATGAAGGATTTAATGGGTTGATAATTCTTTCATTGTTAATGTTTTTGTTTACGTATTCTAAAAACGTTTCTATCAAAAAACAGTGAAACTTATCATTTTTCTTATCTATCATCACGATTTCATAGTTTTTTAATGTAGTGGTAAATTCTTCTAAAGTTATCGGGTCTTCTTTATTATAACTTGTTGATAGATTGAATAGTTTGTTCATCTCATATTTAGTAATAGCTTTATCAACTTTACAAAAAGTTTTCTTACCAAATTGTATTTTCCTATTAGTTTTAGGGTTAACTTTATTGTTTGTTTTCCATCTAATACAATCTTCCTCAGTTATTTCATACATATTTTTTATAAGTGTTTATTTTAATGAAATAGATCAAATGAAGATTTTATGACAAAGTAACAAAATCGGTCATAATTGATCACAATTTATTTTTGTTAATACAATATACATAATACCCATCCTGTGATCAGAATCTTCACAATGTCTTCAACTCTCACCAAAGTTGATAACAATTCGCTCGAAGCAGAAATGATTCGTAATATAAGGTCTTTGATCAAGAAGAAGGCGATGTACACCAAACTAGTTACCCGTTTCTACTCTATTAGGATAGGGGAATGTCCTACTGTAGACATTTATGTGGACTGTGTAAGGGCCCTCGAAAAGGTTTCCCAGGACTTGGAGCTAGTATACGGAACCTATATGGAAAACTATTTAACCTAAAATAGCTTTGTGTGTGCTGTGTCAAAAAACCCCCGAAAACTTTTGTTGAGCTCTGCTCCCAAAAAAAAGAACAACAAGATACGCGAACTAATAGTTCGCCCAAACCGAAAGGTTTGGAATAAGAAAACCTCCAAGCGGTAGTATCGGATAAAAACAAAACCTAAAAGTTTTGAATAACTAATTTCTTAAAATGACCCACACGCACAAATACCAAAGAATCCTGAAAGGGATTCTTTGTTTTTTTTATGTGAATCTTTAGAGAGTAAAGAGCTTTGAGCGAAGCTCGGAGTAGGCAGCGGCACGCTGCCCAGACTAAAGGTTACTCCTCGTCGGGGGTAACCTTTGGTCGGAGGTAACCTTTAGTAATCCTCGTCGAGGGCCTTCGGGATTCAATGTGAATCTTTAGAGAGCGAAGAGCGAAGCTCGAGGGGGGGGGGTCTCTGAGTTTCAATGTGAAAAGTAAAGAACGAAGAACGAAGAGCTTGGCTCGTTGCTCCTTTGGGATTCAATGTCATAATTGATCACAATTGATCACAATTTATTTTTTTTATTGTTTGCAGCGTACCGCTGCCTAACGATGGATCCTGCTTATGTTTCTGTCGTTCACAAGATTAGGAATAAGATGAGACTTGATCTGTTGAACAAGCACAAACAGTCAACTCTTGATCTGTTGGAACGAATTGAACGTTCTTCCTCAAGAATAACTTCACCAGAGGAACAAGAAGCAAACAAGTATTTGTTTGACGAGGATGTTTTGCAATATCATCTTCTAGAGTTGATGGAGAAGAGACAGATGTACATCGAATTAGAAGACCATTATAAAAATAAGAAAAAGATGTACGAGACCCGTGGATCTTTTACTTGGCAATGTGTTGCCAGGCTAGCAAACTTCGCTGCTAATGCTAAAAACAAGCATGAAGATCTCACCGTGCGTATCGAAGCCAGAGAGAAGGAATTCCTAGAGAAGTTTGTAAACAAATGATTTTTTTGTGTGCTGTGTCAGAAAACCCCCGAAAACTTTTGTTGAGCTCTGCTCCAAAAAAAAAAGAACAACAAGATACACGAACCATTGAATCCGAAGGGATTCTAAGGTTTGTACTAAGAAAACCTCCAAGCGGTAGTATCGGATAAAAGATTT